GCCCTGGCGGCGATCCAAGTGACGCCGGAAAAGAAGCAGGTGATTGGCGCACCGCAGGGTTACGGCATGATGAACGCGCTCAAGACTGCCGAGCGCAAGCTCGCCAACGGCACGTTGTGGCATAGCGATTGTGCGCTGATGGACTGGGCGATCGGCAATATCAAGATCGAGCCGACGGCGACGGCGATCCGGGCGACCAAGCAGAACGCCGGCGACGCGAAGATCGATCCGGCGATGGCTCTTTTCGATGCCGTGACGGTGATGTCGCAGTCGCCGGCGCGGGCGCCGGAATATCAGATGATTTTCGCTTAGCGAGGGATTAACTGGTCAGCAGAGAAACAGCACTGAACGGCATCGAAACCAGAGTGGCCTGATTGGAATAAGCGACGCCATTTCAGCAAAGGGATTTTGCGGCGGCGATCATAGCCAATGACCGCATCGATGCGGTTCAACCAATCGGCGAAAGGCTCATCGTTTTCACTTGCTTTGCTCATTTTCGAAGCTCCCAGAGGTTTAATATTACTAAACCTCCATCCATATGGTTTAGCGCAGTTAAACTGTCAAGACAACCCGGAGTTGCAAATCAGGAGCGAAGCTTTCTGGGACTGGTGGAATGCCGAGGCTGGTCCGAGGCTCGGCGATGCGGCCTGCGGCGATTTCATGAGAACCGCAACTTACCGCCGCATGTTTCAGTACTTGGACGACTTCGAACACGCCGTCGTGATCGTCGAAACCGGCTGCATCGAATCGGCGGATAATTGGGCCGGCAACGGCTCGTCCACGCTGCAGTGGAACAAATACGTGGAGACGCATCCTGGCAGCATCGCGCTTTCGGCGGACAATGACTTCGAGAAAGTTCAACGGGCGCGCGCTCTTTGCCCGCATGTCTGCATCATTTGCAATGACAGCATCGCTCAGCTCACGATGTGGAACGACGAATTCCGGCGCAAGGGTTTGACCATCGATCTGCTTTATCTCGATTCCGGTTCTATGGATCAGGATGATCAACAGCGTTGCCAGCTGCATCATCTGAATGAACTGCGCGCCATCTCGCCGTCGATCCGCGACGATACTTTGATAGCGGTCGACGACAGCCCCACCGTAGACAAAAAAATCCAGGGCCGCGCCGGCATGGTAGCGCTCCACGCCGGTGCCATGGGCGCAAAGATGGCCTTTGCCGCCTATCAGGTCGGCTTCATCGGATTGGCGCCGAAATAAATTTACAATTTGAGATTGGCCAGCCTTTCTCAGAACGCCGCAAATTGCCGTGCAAGAGGCGAATTCAAAGGCGTTTTTGAAAAAGGAAAGAAAATACAAAGGTCAAATAAAGAAAAATTATCGCAATTATTTCCTAGGCCATTTCGAAACGCCGCAAGAAGCGCATGAGGCCTATGCGGCCGCGGCCAGTGAGCGTTTTGGCGAGCTTGCCAGGAGTTAAACCATGCCACTTCCTACGCCGCACAAAAACGAAACTGAACAAGACTTTGTGAGCAGATGCATCGCCGCCGCGGTGCACGATGCGACCGTACCAAATACCGACGCCGGCCGCGCCCAAGGCCTGGCCATTTGCTACGACGTTTGGCGCCGGCGCGATGAGCCGAAAAAACCGAAAAAAGCCGCTGGCGACGGCACTCAAGTCATTGATGGCGACGGTAATGCCGCGGCTTGCATGAATCCAGATTGTCCGTTGAGCGACAACGCCGACAGTGCCGACTGCCCAGCCGCGGACTGTCCGATGCATATGGGCGACATGAGCAACTACATGAGCGGTCGCGCCTATTCGACCATCGAAATCAAAACCATCGACAACGAGCAACGCGTCATCGAAGGCATTGCCTCGACGCCGACGCCGGATCGCATTGGCGATGTCATGAACCCGCTCGGCGCCAAATTCTCGCTGCCAATGCCGTTGCTCTGGCAGCACGACAGCAAAGCGCCGATCGGCCAGGTGGTATGGGCCGAAGCGCGGCCGGACGGCATCCCATTTCGCGCCAAGATCGCCAACGTCACTGAGCCCGGCCGGCTCAAGGACCGCTGCGACGAAGCCTGGCAGTCCCTGAAATATGGCATTGTGCGCGGCGCCTCGATCGGTTTCAACGCGCCGTTCGATAAGATCACGCGCTTGAAAGATGGCGGCTTTCAATATGATGAGTGGAGCTGGCTCGAACTTTCTGCCGTGACCATTCCGGCAAATTCCGAAGCTTCAATTACGAACATCCGTTCGATCGATCAGCAATTGCTCAAAGCCGCGGCGAGCTGGTCGGTGGGCGCGGCGCGTGATCTGCCGATCAATACCACGATGGCTTGGGACGGCGCCGCAGCCATGGACCGGATGTTCAATGCTAGCCCGGCGACAGCGAAACGCGGCAGCTTGGCTTACGACAGCGCCAATCCGAGCCTCAAAGGTTCATATAAATTGCCGTTCGCCGACATAATCAATGGCCGACTGACGGCTCTCGCGTCTGGGCTCCGCGCTGCCGCGTCTCGTCTGCCCCAGACCGACATTCCTGCCGACGTACAGAAATCTGCGCGCGCCGTGATCGATGCATATCAGGCGCGCATGCAGCCGAAGGCTCTGCCGAGCCAGAAAGTCAAACCAGCCACTGCCGTGGCGTCCCGTTCACTGAAGATCGAGAGGCCCGCTATGGCCAAGATGACAAACGCTGAGAGGATCAAAAGCCTCGAAGAAAAGCGCGCAGCCGAAGTGGCCGCGCGTGAAGCGATTCAAGAAGCAGTTGCGGACGAAAATCGGACTAAAGACGAAGCCGAACAGAACCAGTTCGATGAACACAGCGCGACAATCAGAGCGATCGATCGCGAGCTGGCGGATTGCCGGATGATCGAGAAGGAGCTCGTCGCGCAAGCACGTCCCGTGCAGCCGCAAGGAATGGAACTCGGCGCGAACCCTGTCATTCAGGTATCCGCGCCCAAGCTTGAGCCCGGTAGAGGGCTGGTCATGGCGCTTGGTTGCGAACTTGCTGCGGCCAGTTTCAGGCGAGATGTTCTGGCTGTGGCTCGCGAGCGATATCCCCAGTATCCGCAAGTCGAAAATTATCTGCGCCAAAAGGCGGCCGTCGCCGTCGGCACAGTTTCGAGTACGACTTGGGCCGGTCCGTTGGTGTACGTTCAAAACTTGGCGTCGGAGTTCCTAGAGTTCCTTGTGCCGCAGACGTTCTTCGGCAAGATTCCCGGCATTACGATGGTGCCGTTCAACTCCAGGGTTCCGCGCGAGACTTCGGTGATCACGGCGCAGTGGGTCGGTGAAGGGAGGGCCAAGCCAGCACAGGCCGAAAGCTTTGATTCGGTGACGCTGACCTTCGCTAAGATGGCCGCGATCATGGGCGTGACGGCTGAACTGGCTCGCTTTTCGAACCCGTCAGTCGAACTGCTGGTCAGAAACAATCTAGCTAAAGGCATCGCTAAGTTTCTCGACACTCAGTTCATCACGCCGTCAGTCACAGCAGTCGCTGGCCAGAATCCGGCGTCGATTACGAACGGCGCCGATACCCACGCTTCGGTCGGCACCGATATCGCGTCGGTTATTCACGACATTCGGACGATGTTGTTCCACTTTCAGGAGTACAATATCCCGACTGACAATCTCGTCATCGTCATGCAGCCGGCTCTAGCGACTGCGATCGGCACTATGATGACAACCCTCGGCGTGCGTCAGTTTCCTGACATCAACGGTCAGGGCGGCTCGATCTTGGGAATTGCGGTCGTCACATCGAACAATTCGCCGACCGGCCAGATGACGGCGATTCATCCGCCATCGGTGTTTGTTGCCGACGACGGCGGCATTACTATTGACGCATCAACTGAGGCATCTGTGGAAATGGCCGACAATCCGACATCGAGCGACTTCCGTCTGGTTTCGGCGTTTCAGAACAACTTAATCTTTGTGCGTGCCGAGCGTTATGTCACGTGGGTTCGCGGTCGCGACAAGGGCGTTTATTATACGACCGGCGCCAACTATGGTGGGACCGTGACCGGATGATGATGCGAGCGCTGGTGCCATTGACCTATGCCGGCCGCTTCATCGCGGCCGGCGAGGCCTTTGAGCTCGCCGATGCCAGCTGCGACGTCGATCGTCACGTGCTGATCCTTACCCGCCAAGCCGAAGACGTTTCCGACGCGCGATTGCGCGATTTTCTGCCCAGCAGGCGCGGACGCTACAAGCGACGTGATATGCGGGCCGAAGAATGAAGATCCTCGGCCTGGAAATTTCCTTTGCTAAGCAAATGCCTCCGGTCCCATCGCCGTATCTCTACGATCGTGGTTGGTTCCCTGTCGTGCGGGAACCGTTCGCGGGCGCGTGGCAGCGCAACCTCCCGCTTCCGGTCCAAAACGCGCTCGCGAATTCCACGCTGTATCGTTGCGTGACGATGCCGGCAGCCGATGTCGCGAAAATGCGGCTTAAGCTGATGGTGCAAGACGGCGAAGTTTGGAAGGAAACGACGGCTGCGGCATTCTCGCCGGTTCTCAACAAACCGAATCGCTACCAAACGCGCATTCAATTTTTCGAAAGCTGGATCATTTCCAAGCTGCGCACCGGTAACGCTTTCGTTCTCAAAGAGCGCGACAATCGCAACGTAGTGTCAGCGCTCTATGTGCTTGACCCTTATCGGGTCAAAACTCTCGTCGCGCCGGACGGCTCGGTTTACTATGAGCTGAATACCGACTTGCTCAATGGCATTCCCGAGCCACAGGTTACGATCCCCGACCAGGAAATCTTGCACGACCGCATCAACTGTTTGTTTCATCCGCTTTATGGCATGTCGCCGTTGTACTCGACCTCGCAAGCCGCGCTCGCCGGCTTGAACATGCAGGAATTCTCGGCGCAGTTTTTCGTTAACTCCGCACGGCCTTCCGGCGTGCTGACAGCGCCGGGAGATATTCCGCAAGCCGTCGCCGATCGGCTGAAAACACATTGGGATTCGCAGTTTTCGCAAGCCAATCAGGGCCGCGTCGCTGTGCTTGGCTCTGGACTGAAATTCGATGTCATGCAGCAGAATGCGGTCGATAGCCAGCTGATCGAGCAGCTGAAGCATACTGACGAAACTATCTGCGCTGCATTTGGCATTCCGGCGTTCATGGTTGGAGTAAAAGACCCGCCGAATTACAACAATGCGGAATTGCTGGACCTGCAATATTACAAAGGCTGCCTGCAAAGCCTCATCGAGCATATCGAAATCATCTTGACCGAAGGGCTCGGGCTCGACGCTGCCGGCTATGCTGCCGAGTTTGACCTTACCGGCCTGTTTCGGATGGATAGTCAGACGCAAATCAATTCCCTGGCCCAGGCGGTCGACAAAGGCATCATGACGCATAACGAAGCGCGTCAAATCCTTGATTTGCCGCCTGAGCCGGGCGGCGACGTGCTGATGGCGCAGCAGCAAATGTTCTCGCTGGAAGCGCTTGCGAACCGCAGCAATGCGCCGCCGTTACCGGCCGCGCCGGCGCCCGGCGCACCGCCTCAATCGCTGGCGGCGCTAGACCAGCAAAAGCTTGTGGCTGCTTTGCGCAAGGAATTTAGCCGTGCTGCTTGAGGAAATGCTGGCTAAAGAATTGGCCGGCATCGTTAACGACCAAATTGCAGTTGTCGCTCGGCGCATCGATGCGCTGGAAGCGCGCGTGCTGCTGAAAGGCGACAAGGGCGATCCCGGAGAAACAGGTGAACGCGGCGAGAAAGGCGAACGCGGCGAGAAAGGCGAGCCAGGATTCGTCGGTCGCGATGGCTTGCCGGGGCTTTCCGGACGCGACGGCAAAGACGGCGCACCGGGCAAAGACGGCGCACCGGGCAAAGATGGCGAAGACGGCAAAGACGGCGCCGATGGACTTGGCTTCGAAGACATGACGTTGAGCTTGTCCGAAGACGGCTGCTC